AACTTTTACTGGCATGGGTAACTTTGATGTAATCATTGATGATGGTTCACATTTAACTCCAGATCAAATTAAAACATTTGAAATTTTATTTCCAATGTTAAACAAAGGCGGTGTTTATGTTATTGAAGATATACAAAAATTGGATGAGGAGCGGCAACAATACCTTTCTTTGTACCCAAATGTTAATATTGTTGATTTGCGTAGCGTCAATGGTTGGTATGATGATGTTATTATAGAATATATTAAATGACATTCGATATTACTGTAAATAAAAAAGATGAAGTACATGCCAAAATAAATTGTGAAAAACATATAGCAAAAGAGTTATCTGAGTATTTTACATTCTTTGTTCCAGGCTATCAATTTGTTCCTGCCTATCGTAATCGAATTTGGGATGGAAAGATAAGACTTTTTAATTTACAGAGTTCCACTTTATATCTTGGACTCATGCATTATTTGCAATTGTTTTGTGAAGAGCGTGAATATTCTATTGAGTACCAAGATAACATTGATGTTGAAAATGAATATTCATTATATCACGCCAAAAAATTTATTCAAGATTTAAACATACATTCTCGTGGTGAACAAATAGAAGTAAGAGATTATCAAATAGATTCGTTTGTTCATGCCATGCAACGTAAGCGAGCATTGTTGTTATCTCCTACCGCTTCTGGTAAATCCCTCATCATATATCTTATTTTTCGTCAATTATGCCAATATCAAAAACTTAAAGGTCTTATAATTGTTCCCACCACTTCTTTGGTTGAGCAGTTATTTTCTGACTTTGGTGATTATAATGATGGCAGTATGGAGGAACAAATTCATCGTATTTACCAAGGCAAAGAAAAAACCACAGACAAACCTTTGACAATATCCACTTGGCAGTCATTGTATAAAATGCCAAAAGAATATTTTGAACAATTTGATTATGTAATTGGTGATGAGGCACATAACTTTAAAGCACAGTCACTTACCTCTATACTTACATCCTGTGTAAATGCTAAATATAGAATAGGACTTACAGGTACTTTAGATGGCACTAAAACACACAAATTGGTATTAGAAGGTTTATTTGGTCCAGTTAAAAAAGTTATTAGTACTAAAGAATTAATTGATAATCAACAAGTATCGCAGTTTGAAATTAAATGTTTAGTATTAAAACATTCAGATGAAATTGCCAAAGAGTATAAACAAAAGTCGTATCAAGATGAAATACAGTATCTAATTTCTAATGAAGGACGAAATAAATTCATTAAGAATCTTGCGGTTAGCCTTGGTAATAATACATTAATATTATATCAAATGGTTGAAAAGCACGGAGAGGTCCTGTATAATATGATAAAGGATACAAAGAAAATTGGCAACAGAAAAGTTTTCTTTGTCCACGGTGGAACAGAAACTTCTGACCGTGAAGAAATCAGAAGAATTATGGAGATAGAAAATGATGCAATTATCGTGGCCTCTTTTGGTACTTTTTCTACTGGAATTAATATTAGGAATCTTCATAATATTATATTCGCTATGCCAACTAAGTCCACAATTAGGACTTTGCAAAGCATTGGAAGAGGCCTTAGACAAGCTGATGGAAAAGATATAGCAACATTATATGATATTGCTGACGACATGAGAGTTGGTAAACATATGAACTTTACACTTAAACATTTTGTGGAAAGAGTAAAAATTTATAATGAAGAAAAGTTTCCGTATAAAATGTATAAGATAGGACTAAAAGATGAGTAATGTTGATTTACCAACCGATTCTGGTGATTATGATTTATTATTTCGAGCGGCCACACAAATTGATAATGTGCCAGGAATTGTTTGTGAAATTGGTACTCGCCGTGGTGGAAGTTTAAAATATATTATTGACGGACTACTAAGTGTTGGAGATAATAATCGTAATGTTATTTGCATTGATCCTTATGGTAATATTGAATACGCAGATTCCGAAGGACATAAAATTGTAACCGATTACACCAATGATATGAGAAATGAATCTTGGGCAAACATTAATCAATATGTTCAAGGTAAACCGGTTAATGTGGTATTTTATTGTTTAGAAGATACCGAATTTTTTAATAGATTTAGTGATGGTGTTCCTTTTTATAATACACATAAAGAAATATTAAATCAATATAGTTTAGTGTTTTTTGATGGACCACACGACACACCGAGTCTATTTAAAGAATTGGAGTTTTTTTACCCTAGAAGTATTGTAGGTACAAGATACGTTTTTGATGATGTTGCAGGTTATCCGCATGATTTGATTCACGATGATTTATTAAAAAATGATTTTGAATTAGTAGAATCAGGACCAGAAAACCGAAAGAAAAGTTACATCAAAATAAAATAGGACTAAAAATGGAAAATAATATAAAAATAGTTCGTTTAAAAAATGGTGAAGATATCATTGGCAACTTGTGTAGTAAAGAAAATGGTAACATGGACATTACAGAACCTATGAGTGTCCAAATTGTTGAACAAGGTGAACGTAGACCAGGTTTGGTAATGTCACATTGGTTGCCAGTGCAATTAATTAAGAAAAATGAAATCACGATTAATTCTCGTGATGTGCTTACGATGTTTGATCCTAATGAAGAATTTTGTGAGTACTATAGCAATACGGTAGAGAAGTTACATGCCGTATTAAAAGTAAGGGAGTATACAGATTCGTTAACGGATGAAGAACTAGAGGACATTATGGATTCTCTGGAAGAATCTAGAGGACAATCTATTCATTAATTTCAAAGGGGGACATACTCGATAATACATCTTGTCAAGCCCTTTGTCAACAACTTTTTGTGGTAAACTTGAATGAGAATAAAATGGCAAAACAAAAACACTATATTAATAACGCTGACTTTTTAAAAGCTTTGGTCGATTACAAAGAAGCAACCAAACTTGCTAAGAGTAATAATACAGCACTTCCTCCAATTCCTAATTACATTGGAGAATGTTTTATGAAGATAGCAGAAGGTTTATCACACAAACCTAATTTCATAAATTACACCTATCGTGATGAAATGATGTCGGATGGTATTGAGAATTGCCTACAATACTTTGACAACTTTGATCCTGCCAAATCCAAAAATCCATTTGCCTATTTTACTCAAGTCATTTACTTTGCCTTTTTACGGAGAATTTCCAAAGAAAAGAAACAAACATACGTTAAATACAAAGCTACCGAACAAATGGGTATTTTGGATGAACACGAAATGATGGAGTTTGAAGATGGTACCTCAGTACAGTTTGAATTATATGACAACATTGCTGAATTTATTGAAACTTATGAAGGTACCAAAAAAGCCAAAAAAGATGCGGCAAACAAGAAAAAAGGTGTTGAAAAGTTTTTAGGAGAATGATATAATGAAATTTAGGAGATTAATACTATGAAAATTGTTGAAAATTTTATGTTTTATAATGAGTTTGATATTTTAGAAATCAGACTTAATATTATGGGTGACTATGTTGACCGTTTTAACATTGTTGAAACCGACAGAACACATAGTGGATTACCAAAAGAATTCAATTTAGAAAAACAATGGGATCGGTTTGCCAAGTGGCATAATAAAATTAATTACATTAAGGTGTCAGGTTTTGAATCCCAACCAAATGCGTGGGATAATGAACGAGCCAATCGTAATCTTGCCACATTAGGTTGGGACGATCTGACTGATGAAGATGTTGTTATCATTTCCGACTGTGATGAAATTACACGACCAGAAGCACTACAGTATATCAGAGAAACAAACTTTGATTATTATGCTTTGAAAATGCCAATCTTTTATTTCAAGTTTAACTATATGTTAACCAACGACATGGATGGATTTACCGTGTGGCCCATTGCATATCGTGGTATTAAAAGTAAAGGTTTAGTGCCATCACAAATGCGTAGGGGTTGGAATGAAACATCTAATCGAGATAGAAGTCATTTTAAAAATGGCGTAGTTGTCAATCATGCTGGTTGGCACTTTAGTTGGTATGGCGAGAAAGAAGATATTGAACGTAAGATTAAGAGTTATGCTCATACTGAATTTAATAACGATAATGTTCTAGGAACCTTAGATGTTGATGACTGCATCGCTCGTGGCGATGACCATTTAAAACGAGGTATGATTAAATGGAAAAAAATTCAATTTGATGATTATTTCCCACAATATTTACGAGATAATAAAGAGAAATATTCAAAGTATATTCTTGAGGATGGTGAACCCATATCCAATTTTATTGAACAAAAATTATTAACTGTTGAAGGTATGTGATGAAAGTGGCTATTATCACCGACCAACATTTTGGTGCTAGGAATGATTCGATCCATTTTTTGGATTATTATGACAAATTCTATACGAATACTTTCTTTCCTATTATCGATAGTAATAACATCGGTACTGTTCTCATACTTGGTGACACATTTGACCGAAGAAAATATATTAATTTCTATTCTTACAAAAGAGCAAGAGAAATGTTTTTTGATAAACTCGCTCAGCGGAATATCAAAGTCCACATGCTTGCCGGTAACCATGATACCTACTACAAAAATACCAACGAAGTAAATTCTCCAGAACTTCTATTACAAGAATATACCAATATTGAAGTAATCGATTCACCAAAAACAATTGAAGTATACGATACTAAAATTTGCATGATGCCTTGGATTTGTCCAGAAAATTATGAAGATAGTATGAGAGAACTGAAGGAGACCGATGCCGAAATTTGTATGGGTCATTTTGAAATTGCTGGTTTTGCCATGATGCGTGGCATGCCATCACATGAAGGATTAGATCGTGAACTTTTCAAACAATTTGATATGGTCTTTAGTGGCCACTATCATCATCGTTCAGCTGACGCAAACATTCGTTATCTTGGTAACCCGTATGAGCTCACATGGCAGGACTATAATGATACTCGTGGTTTCCATTTATTTGACTTATCTACTCGTGATTTGGAGTTTATTCAAAACCCTAATGTAATGTTTCATCGAATTGTTTATGATGACAAAAAAGAAACTATTACCGAGATTACCAATAAAGATTTAAACAAGTATACCAATACTTATGTTAAAGTGGTTGTAATCAACAAAACTAATCCTTATCTGTTTGACCGGTTTATGGAAAATCTTTATAAGGTTAATCCAATCGATATTACCATTGCCGAGGACTTTACTGACTTGACAGAAGGTGTAGAAGATGATATAATTAATCAAGCAGAAGATACTTTAACCATCATTAACAAATAT